GTAAAGCTGCTAAGATCGTTAAATCTAAAATGATCACTCCTTGGAACAAAAAAACTGGTAAAGCTAAAGCACTGTTGAGCCAAAGACAATATAGAAATATTCACAGATATGACAGAACTTCTACACAGAAAAAACTTGATGCCTTGAGAAAATCTCAGGGAGACTTAAGCCTTTACCAACAAACAATTAGAGCTAAAACAGCGACCAAGCATGCTCTAGGTGGCTTGATTATTGGTAAAAACGTAGATAGGAGTTTATTATAATGGTGGCACTATTAATCATTAAAGGTGGACAAAAACTTAAATTATTAAAAAAAGGGATCGACGTTATTAAAGGGACAAGTAAGAAAAAAGGAGTTGCTTCCGACCCTCTAAACAGAATTAATAGGAAATATCAAGGAAGATACTTCTTTGAAAGAGCTAAAACTAAAAAAGCTGATAAAAAGAGAGTACAGGCGGCTAAATCATTTGCAAAATCACACCCTGACCCATCAGCCAAATGGGGTATAAGCAAGACCCCCCACAAAGATAGATTAATTATGAAAATAAAATTAACCCCAAGAGAAGCAGGGGTAGGTCGTAGATTATTTGAAAAATTTGCACCTAAACAATATCCTTTTAGTTATCCCTCTCAAAGACAAGGAAGACTTGGAAGAATTATTGTTCCCAAAAGTGCTCTTAAAAGACAAAAAGTAGATAGAAAATTAACCAGAGAAGTAAGGAAAGAAAAAAAAAGAGGGGGCATGATTAATTATTATAGAGGTGGCATGATTAATTATTATAGAGGTGGCATGATTAATTATTATCAGGATTTATTATAATGTGGTTTGGATTAGCAAAGATGGCCCTGCAAGCAGGAGCTAAAGTTTATTCGAATAAACAAAAAACAAAAATGGCGATGTCGGATGCAGCATTAATGCATGCAGAACGTATGGCCCGAGGTGAAGAATCTTACCAGGGCAAACTTTTAGAAGCCCGAACCAATGATTTTAAGGACGAATTCGTACTTTTAGTTATTTCGGCGCCCATCATTGTGCTTGCCTGGGGAGTTTTCAGTGACGATCCGGTAATGATGCAGAAGGTGGAGCTTTTCTTTCATCATTTTGGCTCACTGCCAATATGGTTCCAAACTTTGTGGATTACTGTCGTAGCGAGCATTTTTGGCATCAAGGGTACACAGGTGTTTCGTAATGGTGGGCCTAAGAAGAAATAATGTTGGATCCTTATACATTAGACAAAATATACAAACTCCTTAACAAAGAAATCGAAGCTATCAAAGAGCATATTTGCCATGGTGTAGACACGATAGAGAAACTACAGTATTCTAGAGGTCGACTCAATGCAAACGAAGCATTGCTTCAGGACTTAAAGAACCTGCAAAAGGAGAATATTGATGGCGACGACGAAGATAATCAAACCTGAGGGCTTATCAGGAGGACGAACAATCATCACTGATACTCAAGCGCCCTTATCGAATCCTCATTCTAATACTAGACAGCCGGTTCCTACGACTCCAGAAGGAGTTAAAGACTATATTGAAATCCTTCCCAAGCCTGTAGGTTATCGTATGCTGGTTAGACCCTGGTCCGGAGAAAAGAAAACCAAAGGTGGAATTCTTTTATCCGATACAACTCATGAAATGATCGAAATGACAACCGTAGTAGGTTTAGTCATTATGATGGGAGATCTTTGCTATAAAGATAAAGCAAAGTTTCCTAATGGTCCTTGGTGTAAAGAAGGACAATTCGTTATTTATGGACGTTATTCCGGAGCTCGATTTAAAACGAGATATGGTGAACACCGTATTTTGAATGATGACGAAGTTATGGCAACGATTAAACAGCCCGAAGATGTTCTTCATTTATATTAAGGAGAAATCATGGCAGAAGATAAAAAAGATCCTCAGGTAGATTTAGACACAGATGACGTGAAAGCGGCAGATGTTGAAGTCAAAGAACCTGAGCCACAAAAAGATGAAAAAGAAAAAATTGATCTCAATAAAGGTGAGGTTGATTTAGGTTATACAGAGCATGTTGATAAGGATAAAGAAAAAGCTAAAATTCTTATTGAAGAAGAGCCTGAAAAACTAGAGGAAAAACCAGAGAAAAAGGTAGAAGCACAGCCTACAGCATCCCCCGATGATTTAACTAAAATATCAGGGAATGTTCAAAAACGAATTGATAAACTTACCCATCGTTATCGAGAAGCCGAAAGAAGAGAAAAAGCCGCTTTAGATTTCGCCAAAGGGTTGCAACAAAAATATGATCATTCGTTAGATCAATCAAACGCTGCGAACGTCCAATACTTGAAAGAATTTGATGCAAGAGTGGATTCACAGCGAGCACAAGTTAAAGGAAAATTAAAAGACGCTATTACATCTCAAGACGCTGACAAAATTATGGAAGCGAATGATGAGCTGACAAAATTAGCTGTCGAAAAAGAAAAAGCTCGACTTCAAATAGCTGAGAATGAAAGAACAGCTAAAGAGGAAAAAGCTCAAAAAGAAACACAACCTGGTAAAGATCAGTTACCTGATCAATTACCTCAGCCCAGTGAAAAAGCGAGAAGTTGGGCTGGTAACAATGAATGGTTTGGTAAAGACAAAGTCATGACGAATGCAGCATGGAGTATCCATGATGACATTGCCGGTCGTGGTATTGATGTCGACAGTGAGGAGTATTATACTGAAATAAATCGTCAGATGAAAAGTTATTTTCCTGATCGATTTGATGTTGACTCTACAGAAGAAAAATCAGAGCCTCGAAAACCCGTCCAAACGGTGGCTTCTGCTGGTAGAAAACAACAAGGACGCAGAACTGTGAGACTCACCAAATCACAGGTGGTTATTGCTAAAAAATTAGGGGTGCCACTAGAAGAGTACGCTAAATACGTGAAGGAGGAAGCATGAGTGAATTAAAGAAGGCCTCACGCGCGTCAGAGGAACGATCAAAAGATAAACGAGATCAACCTTGGGCGCCACCGTCTAGTCTCGACGCACCAGCGCCGCCACAGGGCTATTGTCATAGATGGATAAGAGTCCAGTCGATGGGTTTTGAAGATGCAGGTAATGTATCTAAAAAACTACGGGAAGGATGGGCATTTCTTAGAGCCGAAACACTGAAAAGTGAAATTGGACCTAATGAATATCCTGTCGTTGCTGATGGCAAATACGTTGGAATGATTGGGGTTAGTGGCCTTGTGTTGGCAAGGATACCAGAAGAGATTGTGAAATCGCGCACTGAATATTTTAAAAGAATTTCAGCCGATCAAATGGACGCGGTGGATTCAAACTTGATGAAGGAACAGCAACCGGGAATGAAGATCAATATTGATCGACAGTCTCGGGTAACTTTTGGTGGCGGACAGAAATCTAAATAATTTTTTAGTAAAAGTCCTACATCGATATTTGTTTAATTAAGGAGAATAGACATGGCTAATACGGAGCAAAAATTCGGATTACGCCCAGTAAGATTACTAGATGGTTCACCATTTATTAATGCCCAAAACAGATATCGTATTGCGAGCGGTGATAGTACAGCAATATTCCAAGGTGACATGGTCATCCCAGTGCAAACTGGAACGGGATATGTTGCACGACACGCTCCAAATACGTCTTATGCTGTCGTTGGCGTTTTTAATGGTTGTTTCTATACTGATCCTACAACGCAAAAACCGACGTTTAAAAACTATTATCCAGGATCCATTGCAGCGAGCGATATTATTGCTCATGTAATTGATGCACCGGAAACAGTTTATAAAATTAACTCGGATGGAGCGTTCGCACTCGCTGATATTTTCAAAAATTTCAGCGTAACGAATGTATCAGGTAATACTACTAGCGGAATATCCGAAACGCAGCTCGACTACTCAGTGTCTGGAACTAACGCAAGCTATATGCTTCAAGCAATTGACATATCGCAAAATCCAGATAATGATGAGTTTGGTGCTGCAAATGCTAACATATTGTGTCGAATTAACCGTCATTTTTACGGTTATGCCGGCGCTGGCACTGGTCTATAATAGGAGCATAAATGGCAATATCACGATCACAGCTAGTCAAAGAACTAGAACCTGGCCTGAATGCACTATTTGGGCTAGAATATAATCGCTACGATAATGAAGCAGCAGCTATTTTCACTACTGAAACATCTGATCGAGCGTTTGAAGAAGAAGTAATGCTATCTGGCTTTGCCGGAGCAGCAGCTAAAACTGAAGGCGCGATGGTTACCTACGATAATGCAACAGAAGTTTATACATCAAGATACACTAATGAAACAGTGGCTCTTGCTTTTGCTATAACTGAAGAAGCAATCGAAGATAATCTATACGACAGATTAGCAGCTAGATATACGAGAGCATTGGCAAGATCAATGGCCCACACTAAACAAGTGAAGGGTGCAACGATTTTGAATAATATGTTCACATCTGGTACAGGGGGAGACGGTGTTGTCTTAGGCAGCGCAGCTCACCCATTAGCAAGTGGTGGAACGTTCAGTAATATACTGGCGACTGCAGCTGATTTATCCGAAACATCACTAGAACAGGCATTGATAAACATTGCAGGGTTCGTGGACGAAAGAGGCTTAAAAATTGCGCTTCAAGGGTTAAGAATGATTATCCCTAAAGAAGTTCAATTTACAGCAGACAGGATTTTAAAATCCCCTCTAAGACCCGGCACTGCAGATAATGACATCAACGCAGTAAGAAACTTAGGTATGGTTCCACAAGGTTATTTTGTGAATCACTACTTAGCTGATACTGACGCTTGGTTCATTATGACGGATGCACCTAACGGACTAAAACATTTCGTTAGAGCACCTATCAAAACTGCAATAGAAGGTGATTTCGATACTGGTAACGTAAGATTTAAAGCTAGAGAAAGATACGTCTTCGGATGGTCTGACCCTAGAGGAATCTTCGGAACTCCAGGAGCAGCGTAATTTAAAAAAATTACACTTAAAATCATATTAAAGGGGCGGTCTAGCATCGCCCCTTTTTTTTGGGTATAATTAAAACACTATACAATTATTAATTAGATATCGACGCGTATAGTCGACGGCCTAGAGACGATATCTAAATTAACTAGGAGGATTATAATTATGGCAAGAACAACGTTTAGTGGACCAGTAAGATCTCTAAGAGGATTCTTAGGAACTGGTCCCGAAATGCAACAATCAATATCAGGTACTGTCGATGGCG